GGCGCACGTCGCGTCCCCAATTGAGGAGAAGTCGATGATATCCATGAAAACTCTCTACAATCAGATGCGTATTCATCCGGAATTCCGGAACTACGTTTACGATTGGCTCGATTTCCAGCATATACAAGGCCTAGCGGTTCATGAATTGAGCCGTAAAACTCTGTGTCAGCTGGCTTACCGATGGAGAGTCTCAGTGGGTCTTCGACCACTCTCTTCATTGGAGCGTCACGTGCGCCGTAATGGCGTATCAATGGACCAACTTGACGTGGCTTATGATGAGGTTGTGGTCTCGGGCCTCCCGTCTGTTGACGAGGGGTTACCAGAGAATTTCCATAACGTTGTCATCGGCGCGAGAGAGGAAGCGGTTTTGCGTACCGTTTATGACGGATGCAAGGTTGCTCACCACTCGTTCGTCAAGCTCCCTGGTAGTAACGTAGTGATGGAAACCATCAAGACGTTACCGTCTAGGGAATGGAGACCTGTCTACAAGCTCGTTAAATAAGTTTGTAGATAAGGGCCATAGTCCTATAATAAGCCCCCTTTGTGGACTTGAAATGTCCGCCTTCGGGTTTAACCCTTGTGGAGTTAGGAAATGCCGTCTAAATCATGGGAGCATTGGGAAGATCTGTCACTTAAAGTCTATCGTTTAACTGTTTCGACTGGCGCAATTAGTTTACTCGGAGACTACCCGCTCGTGCTTAATTGTCACGATTCGGTTACCTTCGGGACTAACATATTGGGCTGGAAGTACAGGATAAAACATGGACTATCGGCGACAACCACCATGGAGGGACAACGTGAAGTTGTCAACCATGCGTGGGGCAACGTCGTGGCTAAAACCACGTTCAATGCCAACTTTCCACCTGCATCACAGATTATTCGGCAATACTACACACAAGGCTATCCGTTGCAGACGAACTTATCGTCGTATGCGGGTAACGAATCCGAAGCATTTAACCAGGCTCGGTCTGAGTTTTTATCTAAAGCTCGGAAAGCACAAACCGCCTTTCAAGGTGGAGTGTTTTTAGGCGAGCTAGCTAAGACAATCCGGGGAATACGTCATCCATTTGAAACCTTCAAACGGGCAGGCCGCGACTATCTATCCAAGCTCGAGAGAGCGAGGAAGGGTTTCGGTCGCCTGGCGCCTAATAAGCGCGAATATTTGAAGTCTAAAGTTTTGACGGATTCATGGTTGGAAACACAATATGCATGGGCCCCATTGTTGTCAGACCTCGACGGCGCCTGTGAAGCCCTTGGAGAGTTCGCGTTTCGTGACGACTCACAAGTCGTACGAGGCAAAGGCATCCAAGAAACGTTTCACAGTGTCGGTACGAGTGTTCTGCCAATTGGTGGGGGCATGGAATTGTGGTATGACGTGATCACCAAGTCGCGAGCAGAGGTTAGGTATATCGGTAAAGTTCGTATTTACGCGAACTCCGAACTGGGATACACGAAACAAAATTTCGGGTTATCCCTTTCTAACTTTCTGCCAACGATTTGGGAACTCGTGCCATATTCCTTCCTCATCGATTATTTTACTAATATTGGTAATCTAATCGACGCCTACAGTTTTCCGATTAGCGATGTTGTGTGGGTTAATCAGACGGTCAGGCGCAGTGGACTCAAGTCCACTGTTAACCCCCGTTTCATGAAGCCCGCAGACACCGCGTCGGAGAAATATGTATGGCTGTCCCAGGATCCTGGTTTATGTGATACGGAACGGTACACCGTTTCCAGAATCGCTGCTAACCCGGCAACACTTGTTCCTGATTTCAGGATCACGTACCCGGGAGCGAGCTGGAAGAAGTGGCTCAACATTGGGTCGCTTCTCAACGGTTTCCGACGTATTACGCCCTACTAACCTTGTTGGAGTGCA